GCACCGTCGTGCGCGCCGGGCAGGTGGTCGCGCGCATCGACCCGCGCGACCTCGAACTCGCTGCGGCCAGCGCGAAGACCCAGATCGTACAGCTCGAGGCGGAGCGCAAGTTTGCCGAGGGAGACCTGCGGCGCTACCGCGAGCTGCGTGAAAAGAACTTCATCAGCCAGGCGGAACTCGATCGCCGCGTCAGCACCTACGACTCGACAGATGCGCGCCTCGAGGCGGTGCTAGGCCCAACGTCAACGGCAACGTCAAACTTCGCATCGGCGATATCGTTCTCGGTCTCGATCGCGCCGGTTTCCTTGTTCACGACCGGCTTGGCCAGCACGACTGTCCGCGGCTCGCCCGTCGTCTGAATGGCCTTCATCTTCCGGCTGGGCTCGACGTAGATCTCGCGCGCCATCGAAAGCCAGACCTCACCGCAGCGCTTCACCGCCTTGCCGAAATTGCTGAGGTAAATGAACGTCTGCATGTCCAGCTTGTTCTGGACCAGCTCGACCGCCTTGCCGCTCATGTTGGGCTGCATGATCTCGCCGGCCTGCTGGTTGCCGAGGATCTCCTGCATATCGGTTTCGGTGATCTGCAACAGCGCGGCCATTGCCGGAGGGATCTCCGGTGACTGCGTGTAGCCCAGCGCGCCCATCGGCTGCTCGCCACCATCCGCATTCGTCACGGGGTTGAGCAGCAGATACGGGTAACGCTTGACGTTGTCGTCAGCCCATTGGAGTTCGTGGCCTGCGACCTGCTCGGGGGTGAAGATTGGCTTGTTGACCGTGCTGTAGGCGCTGATCTCGCCCAGCTTGGTGAGCTGCATGTTCTTGAGCCGCTGCGCATCTTTCGCCAGGCGGACATGGCCCTGGCAGCGTTCGACGTTGTCGATGAACCAGCGCTTGCCATAGACGGGGATGATGGGGATCTCGCTGCCGGCAATCAGCCCGTAATCCTCCAGCACCTTGCCGCCGCTCATCAGGTATTTGTGGACCTTCTGGCGCTTGATCTTGCGCTCGCGGACCATCTGACTTCCCGTCGAGGTCAGCATCTGCTCAAGCGTCGGGTCGTCCTTGAAGTCGGCCTCGGTGTATTTGGTCTCTTCGCCATCAAGCGATTGCCAGACTTGAATGGTCTCGCTGACCATTTCCTTGACGTAGTACTCAGCCACGTAAACCACGTCGGGCGTGGCCCAATCAAACTGGACGAATTGCACCGCCTTGGGCCACGTGGCCGGGTCGTCGTCATACTTGGCCATGTAGCTTTCAGGCGTCATGGCTATGAGGACGTAGCAACTCTCGGCGTCCTTCTTGTCCTGTCTCTTGGCGTTCAGGTCAAAGAAAACCGACGTGTCAGCGTCAAAGATCGGCTGAAACACGATGCGCTGTTGCTCGTTCTCCGGGTCGCCCTCGTCCTCGTACTGGTTGGACAGACGCCACGCACCAAACCCGCCGCCAACTGCTTCCTCAAATGCGTTGTCGTAAGCCTCGTCGGCCTGGCTATCCTGCTCGTCTGCGCGATAAAGCTCGTCGCACGTGTCGGCCAGCTTGACGTTCGTGCTCCCATCCTTGGGGATAAAGTCAACCGTGATCCGGTTGTTGCGGTACTCGCTGATGATGCGCATGACGGACAGCGCGACCTTGTTGACCTCGAAGCGCGGCCGGTTCTGGTACTGCTCGGACAGCGAACCTTCCCACTGGGCGCCGGCGATGGAGTAGAACCGGCGATCTTCCAGACACTGGAAGCGCTCGTCCTTCATGGCGCTCTGAATGGTATCAAACTCAGCGAGCGCATCCGTGTGGATGCGCTGAAGGCGTTCGGATTTGGTCTCGCGTCCTTGCCCCATGTTATCGCGCTATCATCATCTGGCCATCGGTGTCACGATGGGAACCAACTTTATTGGCGCGCGTTGGCTGGGCGTCTTGCCGATCATGGTCGGGAACAGGTCCGTCATCGCCCAGACCAGCGCATCTACCCGGTCGGGTGAGCCTGCACCCTCAAAGCCGAACGTGGTCATCTGGGTCATCTGCGTCTCAAGCGCCGGAAAGCTGCCAACGTGATGCACCCGCCCCTGTTCATACATGCTGGCGATCGGCTCGGCCCGGACATGCTTGCCACGGGTCGCCCGAACTTCCTTGATGCGCACGTTATTCCGCACGCTGCGCAGGGTTTGCGCCACCATGTCGCCGCCCTGGTTCACCTCGATGACGATCGCGTCGGCGTTGTGCGTGTCGTAAAGGTTAATGGCGCGCCTTGCCCAATCCAGCGGGCTGCCCTGCATTGAGCCATCCTCAAGCACGTAGGCTTCCTGCGCCTTCTGGTTCACGCCGGCGACGATGATCCCATGTTCGTCGCTGTCCTCGGTGTTGCTTACCGCAGGGTCAACGGCCACAACAACGCGGGTCAGCGGGTCGCATTGCCTGACCCGGCTCGCTTCGATCTGGCCGTAGGTCCAGAGCGCGTTGGGGATATCGCCAAGGATCTCGCCTCTGAGCTCCTGCCGGCCAAGGCGGGTTCCCTCATAGCGAAGCTGGATCTTCTCGAGGAACTTGGCGGCCAGGTTGCTGCGGTTGTCCATCGTCGCGCCGCGGGTGATGTGAACCTTGCCCTCGCTGCCAGCGAGGATCGCCTTGACCAGCTCGACCGGCCGCGGCGTCGTCGTGATCAGCACGCGGGGATGTTCGCCAAGGCGCAAGGCAAACTGGAGCTGGTCCCATGTCTCGCGGCCATACCGCCACTTGGCCAGCTCATCGCAATAGGCAAGGTCAAACTGCGGGCCTCGCAGCTGGTCCGGTTCGGTCGCGTTGAACGTCGTCGCAATCGCTCCGTTGGGCCAAGTCAGCCGGCGCTTCGAGGGCTCATAGAGCGGCCGCTCGGCTTCGGGATAGACCGACAGGAGACCTGAGACGCCTTCCACGATGACGTCCCGCGCGTCGGCCGCTGTCTCCCCGATCAGGGCGATGCGGCGATAACCGTTTGCAACGGCTTCCTTGACCCATTCGGCGCCGGTGCGGGTCTTGCCCCAGCCCCTGCCGCTGAGGATTAGCCAGATATCCCAATCGCCCTCAGGGGTGATCTGGTCAGGACGGGCGAGGAAGTGTCGCCAATCGTAGAGCAGCGCTTCCTGTTCGGCCGGCGTCAGCTTGTCCACGATGGCGTTGCGCTCGTCTCGCGGCAGGGATGCCAGGCGTTCGGCGACGCTTTGGGTCACGGCTCATCGTTCCCGTACTGCGTGCCCATCGCCCTGATGATCGCCAGCACGAAGAAGAACCCGAACGGGAAGATGATGCCGTTGTGAATGAGGAAGCTCATTTCGTCGCGATCTGATCAAGCAGCGATTTCACACGCAAACCGGGAATGCTGTGTTCAACCTTCACGGGCTCGCCGTCCTTGCCGCTGAGTTCATGCGTCTGCTTCTCGGACCAGCCAGCGCGGGATGACAGGAAGAACTTCTGCGCCTGGACATCGCCCGACATGGCGTTGCGCTTCAGGCTGTTGGCGACCTGCTCGACCACCTTGGACTTACCAACGTCCAGCTCATGCCGGTAATACTTGGTCAGCGTGTCGTGACTGATGCCAAGCATGGAAGCGATCATCACGTGATCCATGCCGTAAGCGCAAAGCGCCTCGACGCGCTCAGCGTTTTCTTCTGTCCTAACGTAAGGAGGCCTGCCCCGTCTCTTCATACCCGCGCGCGTGAACTACGGTAAATCATCAAAGACGATCTCGATCGGGTCAGGAATTTCGTCGTCGTGATAGTCTTGCCCGATCCAGAGTTCCACCACGGCGCGGCGCGGGTTGTCAAGCAGGATCGCCGTTGCCTGCGGCCATGACCTGTTGGGCTTGTAGGTCCGGTTGAAAGCTGCTGTCCAAATCTCGGCGATGGCCTGGCATGCGGTGGCCTCGATCAGTCTCTGGGCCTTGCGTCGGCGCATCTTGGATATGTCGAGAGCCCGAACGCTTTCCGTAACGTGAGCAAGGATTGCCTTGATGAACTCATCGTCGATGATGTGGGGGAAAAACAGTCGCTGAACGATCGATGCATGCATGTGAAGGACCCGCCAGAGACGTCAATGGGTTGGGGG